TCTGGACGGCAGCCTCCATGGTGGGCTGTCCGGAAGTGTTGTTTCAATAGATTCTTTCGCCTCAATCCACGATTCTCGACCACTCCCTACCATGGAGGGGGTGCGTGGATTGTTTACTAGAGTGTATATACCTTATAATTATATGTAACTATGGAACGGAAATATCAGATGATTAAAGAACTTGCGGATGCACTGCAGAACCGCATCCAAGAAGAGAATCTTCCTATAAAGATTGAATTTGGCGAAGAAGAAGTGGATTGTAATGGAGACAAACAAGTGGATGTCTTGCTGGAGTATGATGATCCTGACTTGGTGAATGATGTGTTGACTGATACGATTAACATGACTTATAATTTAGTATGATATGGCAGGACCTATAATAATGACAGAAGAGTATTGGAAAAACAGCCAATTCTCTATTGCTAGATTCTATGGTAGAATTAATTTGAATGGAAAAATGTTTTATGTTGTCAATAAGGAGGGTATCACAGTCCTGGAACTTAGTGATCCAAACAGTCCGTATTATGTAGAGGGTGACAAGGTTATTCAACCGGGAGAACCTTGTGACCTGGTACATGAAGACTGGATACCTATATATAAAGTATTAGGTCGAGACAAAACAATTGAACTGGTAAAGAACAATACCCCTTTGGTTGAAGCATTAAAAATGATTGAATGATATGAAGAAAGGTCAGAAAGTTAGAATCAAATCATCTGGAAAGATTGGGGTGATTGCAGATAGTGAATTCTTTCATTGGGGTGGAAGAAAGCATGTGAGATATGAAGTGAAGTTTGATAAACAAAAGGATACAGTTTGGTATCCGAAGGAGGAATTGACTACGGACTTGGTAGAACGTGCTACAGTCGTTTTCTGTGGGGAGAATGGTTCTTTGAGTATAGAGTTTTCTTTTCATAGAGAAAAGAATTATTCAATGGATTTAACGCTTACGTGTAATCCGGAAAACATACAGGAACATTATGGGCTTCATGTATTCTTATTTAATATGCTGAAAGAAAGGCTATATGGCAACTCATAAGTTAGTTAATATTTGGTTCCGCCACCCGGAGGTGCGAATTTCGTCCTTTCGGGTGGTTTTGGTTATCCGTTAATTTGTGCTCTAAATCTCAAGCTATGTACTTCAATGAAGATGAAATCCGAAGAATAAATGATGCTGCCGAAGGGCGGTTGCTCGATGTGGTGGAGAAATTCCATACCATGCGAAAGAGTGGTCAGTTATCCTATGTGTGTGACTGCCCGAAATGTAATGCGGCCAAGAAGTTCACTGTCACACCTTCGAAAAATATATTCAAGTGTTTTTCCTGTAACGAAATGGCCGGAAAAGGTGCCATCTCATATCTGATGACCGTAGAAGGGTACAGTTATACGGATGCTTTGGAGTTTCTGGCCAAGGAATTCAATGTGATCCTGGACGAACGCCCACAGAAGAAGCCGGCAAAGGCTGCACCTGTCAAGATGAAAAAGGGCAGCAAGGCTGCAAAGGGGGTGGATGCGGAATCTTATTGCGCTAAGATGTTGGCCGAATCCGGACTTACCTTCGAGGATGTGACAGCCAATGTCTATAAGAGTGACGACAAGTCTTCTATCTTCCAGGCACGTACTTTCAAACCGGGTACCATCGATGATCGTGGCCAATTGACCTCAAAAGGCGATGATGTCATCATTGAATACTATGATTTGGACGGTCTTCCTGTACGCTATACCCAGAAAGACAGTAAGCGGAGAGCTGCAGGTGAAAGCAAGGAATACTATCGGGTGCGCTGGCAGTTCCCTGACATGCATTTGGATAAGGAAGGCAAACCTTTTAAGTACAAATCCCCTCCGGGCAGTGGTACACCCATCTACATTCCGGAAAAGATACGTGCTGCATTCAAAGCACATACCCCCATCGATCGGCTTTACATCCAGGAAGGTGAAAAGAAAGCGGAGAAGGCTTGCAAACATGGCATCCCTTCCATCGCTGTGTCCGGCATTCAGAACTTGGGCAATAAAGGCACTTTGCCTGAGGACTTTGTCCGGATTGTGACAGCTTGCCAAGTGAAGGAAGTTGCATTTGTGTTCGATTCCGATTGGGATGATATCAGTACCAACATCAAGATCAATGACCAGGTAGAGAAACGTCCTCGATGCTTTTTCTATGCAGCCAAGAACTTCAAGGAATATATGCGTACCTTGAAGAACCGGGATATCTATGTAGAGGTTTTCGTTGGCCATATCCGGAAGAATGAAGCCGGCGATAAGGGACTGGATGACTTGTTGGCCAATACACTTCGGGGACGTGAAGACGAACTGGCCAATGATTTCAATTTTGCATGCAATGACAAGCGTGGTGCCGGGCAATTCGTTGAGATGTTCAAGATTACGGCATATACCGACCACAAGCTGGCCGAATTGTGGTGCCTCCATTCCCACGAAGCATTTGCCGAACGGCATAAGGATATACTGAAAAATCTTCCCGAATTCCTTTTCGGTAGATATCGGTGGAAGTTTGACGAGAACGGCAAGGTGGTATTGGCACAGCCTTTCGATGCTGACGAGCAGTTTTGGAAGGTGGTCATCAAGAACCAGGGCAAGGATTCCGAACGTACGGAATATGAATTCTGTTATGTGAACTCACAGAACTTCCTTCAGAACCGTGGATTCGGGAGACTTCGCCGCTTGGATCGTACTTATCAGTTTGTACATCTGGAACCACCGGTGGTACGTTCCATCGAAGCGAGCGATGCCCGTGATTACTTGTTTCAGTTTGCCAAGCACAACTGCTGCGTGGGTGTAAATGAAATGCTCATCAAGGGTGTAAGCCAGTATGTAGGTCCGGACAAGCTTTCGTTGCTTGACTTTGTTCATCCCAACTTTATCCGCCCTACCAGAGACCAGCAATATTTCTATTTCGACAAGACCTGTTGGTTGGTGACCAAGGATGAAGTATCTGAAATGGGGTACGAGAAAATCACCCATCATATATGGGAGGAGCAGCGAAGGAACTATCCGGCCAAGCATCTCGGGAAGCCGCTAATCACGTTCAGTCGCGCTGATGAAGATGTATTTACCTATGAAATTTCCGAAGAAGGGGAGAAATGCCACTATCTCCAGTTCCTGATCAACACGAGCAACTTCACTTGGCGCAAGCCGGACAACGAAGTGACCGACATCGAACGGAACGAGAACCGGACGCATCTGCTGAGTAAGCTTTGCGCCATCGGCTACATGCTGATGGAAGCCAAGGATAACAACGTGGCACGTGCGGTTATCGGTATGGACGGTAAACAGAGTGAAGTAGGGGACTCCAACGGACGTTCCGGAAAGTCGTTGATTGGCGAACTGATGCGTAACGTGATGCCGATAGCCTATATACCAGGCAAGAACTCGGACATATTCAAGGACCAGTTTGTCTGGAATGACGTACAGGAGAATACCAAGCTGGTCTTTATCGATGACGTGCTTCAGAACTTCAACTTTGAATTCCTTTTCCCGAACATTACTGGCGACTGGAGTGTAAATTACAAGGGTGGCCGAAGAATGACGCTTCCTTTCACCCAATCGCCGAAGATATACATAGCTACCAATCATGCCATCCGTGGCGAAGGTTCTTCCTTTACCGACCGCCAATGGCTGTTGGCATTTTCGGATTTCTACAATGACCACCACAAACCGGTAGACGATTTCGGTTCCCTATTCTTCAGTGAATGGGATTTTGACCAATGGAATTTGTGTTGGAACTTGTTGGCCAACTGTATCCAGTTGTATCTTACTTTTGGAGTGATCCAGGCACCGGGTGAGCGATTGGAGCAACGCAAGCGCCGGCAAGAAATGGGAGAGGCTCTGATATCATGGGCTGACGAGTATTTTTCAGACTCAACCAAGATTGGTACAGCCATTCCCCGGAAGGAATTGTACGATGCATTCTGCAATTACGATCCACAACAACGCAAGTACATTTCATCGACAGCCTTCAAGAAAAAGTTCAAGATGTATTGTTCCTGGAAGGGATATGTACTCAATCCTCATAAATATGACAGCGTGACCGGCTTGCCTTTCCAAGTTGATAAGGACGGCCGTCCTATAGTGGACGACAAATCCGGAGGTGTTGAGTATTTTACTTTAGGGATAAACAAGGATTTGGTTCAGCCTTCTACCGAATCAAGTGAACATTTGATAGATTTCTGATGATGCCTAGGAGTTATAGTGAAATATTGGCAAAGGTGGAACCTATATACGAGGCACAGCCGGAGAGGTTCACCAAGTTCTACGACCGGATTACAGTTCTTTTGAATGATTTGAAACCGGGAACAAGTATCCTGATTGCAGAACATTGTACTCCTCGTTCACTTGAGTTGTTCATGGATGTTGCCGAAATGGTCATCATTGAAGATCTGATGCACCGGGATGCTATGGACGGTGTACTGGAGTTTAGTGATGACAGGAAAAGTATTCGTAGGACAGAGGTGTATAGACCGTCGAAAAGTTTATATTCTTCTTATCGAAGAAGCATGGAGCATTCCTAATTTAAGACATTGTAAAGATACTGATTTTCTGCGAATTAAACAAATAATATAGAAGATAAATGCTGAAGAAAGAGAACAAAATATTCGTCGTGGTTTGCCCGGACTTGCAATTGAGGAAACAGCTTATCGCCAGACTGGCAGTCAAACTGGGGTTTGCATTGATTCCTAGCGACGCCATGAAACTGATTAAGCAGAATGTACATGCCTATGATCTTTCAACGGCATATTTCGTGATGTGCTCCGAGTACAGTTTTAGAGGTGCGTCAATTACAAACCAAAGGTTGTACGAAATGGCAGCAAGAGGCATCTGTGTTATCGTAGGTGTACGCGCATTGCCTCGTGAATATGAATTGATATCGCAGGCTTTTTATCCTGATAACCTTTAGTACGAGCGTCCGGTATTCCGGACGCTTTCTTTTTCGGTTTTCCCTTGTACCCTTTACCGGGTTCCAAAAACTTTTGGACAAGGGTGCGGTCGTGCCGCTGGTGAGGCACATATATTATTTTTTTATTTATTTCTTTATTTAAAAAAGTGACCTTATTAAAAATGAATATTTTTTCGTGCAATCGTGCAAAATATAGATTTTTACACCTTAATGAATTAATATACAATAATTTGTGCTTTGCACAAAAATCGCACAAAAACGTACGAATTGTACAAAATTGCACAAAAACGGCTTTTGTACGCACAACGAATTTCTGTACAAAACTTGTACGAATTTTGTGCGTAGCGGAAGGAGTTGTATTTCAGAGGGTTGCAAGGGGTTGTTGTCGGGTGGAGGTACGTTTGCACAAAAATCTACGATTGATATAAAAAGGTGCGCTTATGGGTAGATAATACTATAAAAACTTGACTATTTCAATAAGATTTCGTATCTTAGTAGTTAAAAATCAATCGTTTATGAGCCAAAAAGAGAGAACAAAACCATTTGTAGTAATAGAACTGGAGCCATACCTTCAGGATTTCCTGTTCCATGAGTTCGGTCAGCCCCGGAATCATGACGGAATCGTAGTGTCAGGTACTCACGATATCGGTAGGATGATACAGGCATTGGTGACGGTAAGTGACAAACCTCGCAAACAGCCGTTGGGTGATCATCCGGTGACGCTCTATCTACCTATCCAGTCGTGGAACCATGCATTGTTCGAAGAGAACTTCATCTACATACCGGAGTGGAAGCAGCACCAGTTGCGGTTGTATATCGAGGCGAGTTTCCGGATCAAGGTTCGGGAGTATTTCTTGGCCGGTCATCAGAAGGGGTATCGTCAGGATCATATCATCCGTGCATTCCTTGAAGCGTACAACATCAAGCACAATGCACTCAGTTATGACCAGTTGAAACAGTTGGATTATCGTAATAGACGTAAGATCACGAGGGAAATAGCTGCTGACATCAACAATGCCGTGCCGAAGTGAAAACAATTATTAACAAATTAATTTTTAACCGATTTGTCCCTTTTTGCTCACATTTTAATTAAAACATAACCATGAATGACAAGCATTCGGCTATATGCCACCTTATCTTTTATGAACTTTCTGCAATATCAATACAGTCAAGAATTGGGGTACCAACAGCAAAACTTACAATTATCACTGAAGGTATTAAATTGCCTGTAACAAGTACTTCTTTATCTGAAGTTCGTTCCGCAAACGGCAGTTTTGTAGATATTGAACTATCTGCAAAGATAACGGATACTTCCGTTTCATCAGAAGACATGCTTTTACAATGTTCCTATCGATATGGAATACTCGAACTCCATTACACCGATGGTTCCAGAAAGTTATTGGGATCAAAACAGTCACCGGTGTTTTTGACATACGAAAAATCGGGTATCCCGGCAGCTTTCATCCTGTCTGTCAAAGGCACACAGCCTGAATATGCAAAATTCATATCGTAATAATTTAGTCCTTTTAGCCCGTGGATAGCCATTTTATCTTTGTGTTGGGTTAAATTACATAAACGAAATGGTTTTATCACATTTATATAGTGCAATTCTACGGGGTAAATGGTTCATACGGCTGGAGGATGTTGAAGCCAGTGCCTTGCTAATGCAGCAGGTATTGGACGGCTCCAGTTCCAAATCGGCAGAAGAAAAACTTTCCGACCGTAAGCCGCTGAAGCTTCAGATGACTCAGATGGCTTCATCCAAAAGCCAGTCTGAAATGCCGGACAATGCGGTGGCCGTCATTCCACTTCATGGTACCATGCTGAAATATGGTACCTATTGTGCGTATGGTACCGTAGAAATTGCAGAACTGATACGTGAAGCTGCCAACAATCCGAAAGTGGGTGGAATACTTCTTGATGTGGATTCAGGCGGTGGTGCAGTGGATGCCATTGCGCCCATCCTGGATGCCTTGGAGTACAACCGTTCGGTCGGCAAGAGTTCGGTGGCTCATTGTGACTTGGCGGCTTCGGCTGCTTATTATGCCGCACTGGGTTGTGACGAGATTATTGCCAACAATCAGATATCTGCTGAATTTGGTTCTATCGGTGTAATGATGTCGTTCCCAGATTATGCCAAGTATTATGAGAATGCCGGCATCAAGATTCATACCATCTATTCCAATCTGTCCGATTACAAGAATGCTCCGTTTGAAGCTGCCAAGAAAGGGGAGTATGACAAGATCAAAGCCGAAGAACTGGACCCGTTGGCTCGTAAGTTCCAGGAAGCGGTAAAAAATAAGCGCGGAGATAAATTGGTTTTGGACACGGAAGGTATTCTTTCCGGACGCATGTTCTACGATAACGATGCTTTGGCCTGCGGTTTGATTGATGCTGTGGGTAATAGGGATTTTGCCGTATCACGTGTCCGTTCCATCCGGATAGATGCTACTATCAATGATTACGTTAAATCTAAACTTTAACTATGTTTCAAAAAGTTCTCAAATTGACATTGGGTTTCCTTGGTATTACAGCTTTTGCCAAGGATGCTAAGGGCAAGTCAGTCCTTCTGTCAGAACAAAAGAAGAAGCTGACCGACAAGTGGGGTGAAAGATTCGTCGAATCTTTTGAAAATGATTTGGCCGAGTTCGAAAAGGATGGTGCTACGGCTGAGAGTGCTTTGACTGCCGAACTCGATGCTGAAATGTTGGCGCAATATCAAGCTGACAAGAAATTGTTGGATGAATTGCAGGCGAAGGTGAAGCAGCTCGAGGCTGACAACGAAAAGATGGCCAAGTCTCCGGCTGGTGGTAATGTACAAGAAGTAAATGGTGGTGTCATGAATCAAAACGCATACAAGCCGGACATGAATCTGTCCATCAACAAGAAATACTTTGCGGCTGCATCGGCTGGTTACGAATATAATGGTAATGAAACAGTCGACACAGAGGAACTTCGTACCGAATTCGGTCGTTATGTGTCAAGTGAGAAGATGCAGATCTTCCTGACTTTGCTCAATCCGACCAACTCCATGCAGTACATGTCCACTATCATTACCGACAAGTTCCAGGTGAAGGCTACTCAAGCCAACATCACTTCGGTACTTCAGTCGTTTACTCCGCAGTGGACACCGAAGGGTAAATCGAAGTTTACTCCGCTCACCATCGAGCAGTATCCGATGAAGATTAACGTGTCAATCTATCCGTCGGACATCATCAACGACGTACTCGGTTACTTGTACGATGAAAAGTTGGATCCGAAGGATATGCCGATTGTTCGTTACATCGTAGAACAGCTCGTTCGTCCGAAGTTGGAAGAAGACCGTGAACAGGCTATTTCCCGTGGTCGCTACGAAGAACCGGCAGTCGGTGAAGACGGCAAGTATAAGGCTGGTGAAACCTTGACTGTGTGTAACGGTTACCTTACTCAGTTGTGTGACTTGTATAAGGATAACACCAAACCTGTGAACTGGTTGTTCAAGGGCAAGGCGTTGGGTGTAGGTGCTCAGTTGGTGGCAGACATCGAATCGGCTGTCGATGAAGTATCTCCGAAGTACAAGAACAAGCATCTGACTATCCATGCTGACCCGGATTTGATTCTCAAGTATTCTCGTGCTTACCGTGATAAGTACCCGAACACTAAGAACGAAGACGGTCAGAAGGTGAAGGTGGATTATACCAACTTTACGTTTGCCGGCTTGGAAGGTATGCGTGGTTCCGGAGCATTCTTCATCACTCCGAAGGAAAACTTCAAGCACATCATGTCGCGTGATCCTAAGAATCAGAAGCTCCGTATGGCTACTCAGGACTACGAAGCCAAGATTTATGGTGAATGGCGTGAAGGTTGCGGTTTCTGGATTGCAGAAGCAATCTTCGCTTACTTGCCTGAAGCTTTGGTGAACGAAATTTCTCCGGCTGCAGAAGTAACCGGTGAAGATGGACTCTAATTTGAAAAGGAGGTAATATTATGGGTGAAGCATATTCAATGGTTTCCGTAAAGAAGAAGAGTGACCAGGCTGGTCGTTCTTCCGGAAAGAAAATGTATATCGTGTTGTTCCGTTGGGAAGATGTAGCTACATTCACCAAGGATGAAAAGGGTGTGAAGGTCACTGCTTTTGCTTTTGCTGAAGGCAAGAAGCCGATTGGTGTGTATGCCACTCCATCGACCATCAACATTTATGCCAATTCTGAAGGTGAAGACGATGCCCGTGGCTATATCCATCATGTCGATTTCGAACATCCGGGTACCAGCTTGGAGTTTGACGAAATGATGAATGCCAACATCAATGCGAACCTCGGTGCGATTGTAATGGGTTGTTCAGGTGACGATGCGAAGATTGCCGGTACTCCGTGTACACCTTTGCAAGTGACACAGGACAACTCGCAGGACAACAAGGAAGGCAACAAGAACACCGTTCAGTTGGCCAGTTCCTTGCGTAGCGGTCCACTCGGTAGAATTGCGAAGTCGCTCATCCCGATGACGGATGATGATGAAGTAAACGCCGTTCTTGGCTTGCCTGCTGCAGATGCAACAGGATTGTGATATCTAATTTAAGGTTAACTCGGCTGGCAGTCGGATGACTGCCGGCTTTTATTCTATCAGAAATGAATGTAGAAAAGCAAGAATCTTCAGTAGCTGAAGCAAAACAGACTGAGAAGAAATTGTGTGTCGTTATCCCGTATTACAAGGCAATACATCAACCGATGGCGCTGCTTTATGCTATCCGTTCCTTATGTGCCTATTTGTTGGCGGATTTCAAAGTGGTCGTTATCGGTGATAAAGAGGATTGGTTCAGCCCTGAACTGGTTCATGTACCTTCTTCATTGTCTGCAGTTGATACAGACAGTATCATTGATGATGCCTTCACCAAGGTGACTTTGGTTGAACATATCTCTGATGAATTCATTTTGATGATGCCGGACACTTTCTTGTTGACTCCGTTGTCTGTGTCTCACATGTTGATTTCCAAAGCATCCGAATCGCTTGAATTTAATACGGGATTACCTTTTGGTGTTGATATCAAACAGGTTATGCAATATTTGACGGCGATGCCTGACGAACCTCTGACCATGGAGATTTGTCAACACTGCAGTTCCCATGATCGTCCAGTAGTGGTTGATTGGCGCAAGAACGAATGGTTGCTTCCGGTGGTTTCTGCAAACCCGAATCCGGCAAAGTTTAAGGAATTGGTGGACAAACGTTTCTTCATGCGTTACAGCAAAGAGGGGTGGAGCGGATTCCTTCAAGACAAATTGAAGGTTATGTATCCGAACAAATCGAAGTACGAAGTGTAATGAAACAGGATATCATCACTTGGCTGAAGTCAGGTGCGAACGCTCAAGAGGGTGTGCAGCTTATGAAAAGGGCGGGCGCACCCTCTCTTGCATTACGCCTGGTATCTTCCAATCCTTCCCGTTACAAGAAGATGATGGTGGAGTGGTTGGCTCAGAAATTTGGTATCGATGAAAACTTGTCCATGATACGTCAGACAACCGAAGTGGTTGTTCTCAAGGAGAAAACCAAATCCTTCCGGGAAGAATTTCCTTTCTTGGATCAACCCGATTGCCCGGTTGAACTGGAAGCCTTGGCTTCACGAAAGTTCTCACGCTATCACGATTACGTGAAGTTGCATCTTAAGCTTCGTGAATGTCGTAGTCTGGATGAATGTGCCAAGGTCGCACGTGAACTGTTGGACAGCTATATGGAGAACCGTGCAATATGGGCAGAATTGAACTATTACCAAAAGCACAAGGTCATATTGGGTAAACATCCCATCTTTGCGGCTTTCGCTCGTCGCAAGAACTTGCTCGTCATGTCAGTCAAGGACCTGATGAAACGTAAGCAGCAGCTGGAGAATAACATTTGGCGGGTGCAGTCCGAGATGAAAAGAGGTGACAAGCCGCATTTGGATGGCCAGCGTCGAGAGCGGTTGAACGCCTATCAGGCGGAATTAGCCGAAGTAAACAGGTTATTGGATGAAGAATAGATTTTTCGACCTCGATGAATTGTTTGGCGAAGTACGTCAATCCCGGATGTTTTCGCAACGGTTTGAAAGTATCTTGACTTTCAAACTCAACAATCTGCGTGAACTGTGCGGACGATTGCCTGAAAACGGCGAGGCGTTTTTCATTGAAACCCGAAAAAGTTTCACGGCATTTACGTTCATTGTCTACCTGATCAAGAATGCCGGCTATGTCAGACATATCTACATAGCGACCTATTTAACCAATGAACGTATCATCAATGCTTTGCTCCGATGGAGAGACAAAGGGATGATTGGTACCATTCATCTGCATGTTTCCGAGACGCTGAAATTCCGTATGCCGGAAATATTCCAGCGGTTGAAACAGTTGCACAATGAGGGCATCATTACGTTGACTTATGGTTGGACACACAAGAAAGTGACTTGCCTGGATACTGAATCCGGCCATTATGTGGTCGAAGGTTCAGGTAACTATGGCGAGAATGCACTTGAAGAACAATACGTATTCCTTAAATCACATAAAGTATATGAATTCAGAATCGGCAATTAATGTTTGGACAGAACGTCCTAAATGGTTCGGTCGAATCAATATCGAAGAATATGAGAAATTGGCATCCATCGGATATACACCGCAACAGATAGCGATGTACTATGACATCGAAGTGGGTGATTTCATGTTCTACTTTACGTTGCTTCGTTCACCTCTGAAGTATCATTATGACCGTGGACAGTTGTTGCAGCAGGCCAAGGAAGGTATTTCCATGACCGATGCAGCGGCCACGGGTGAGAATGTAACCCAAGCGCAGCGCTTGGACAAGTTCCGTGGGCAATTGGAGTTCAAGAACAACATTAACAAAGTATTTTTCGGTGATTTAGATGTTTGAGAAAAGTTATTATCACGTCCTGCAGGACTATATCCAGAGTGGTTGCAAGGAGCAGCTTACACCCGAGGAACAGGAATATTACAATGCGTTGTATGCCATCGTAGGCATTCATCGCAAGTATGGCCGTGACCAGGCAATCAATTTGTTGATGCATGAGCCATTCAATTGTTCACGTCCTCGTGCCCGTGAGATGTATAACGAAGCGGTCAATCTCTTCTATCTGGATGATTCCATCGAGAACCGGGCACACCGTAACATGATTTTTGAGGATTTGCAGAAAGCTGCACAGGCTGTCTTGCTTTCGGCCAAATCGCCCAAGGACATGGAGATTTACGGTAATCTGAAGATTCAGGCATGGAAGGTGAAGCAGCTGGACAAAGAAGACCCAATCAAGAGAGAGCAACCGAAGGAGAAGCCTATCAAGCTTTATACAACCGATTCCAACATGATTGGTATTCCTTCCATTGACCGTAATCTGTTGGCTCAGCAGATTGACAACATCCCGGATATTTCGGAACGTGATCGTGAACGTCTGAAACGGGATGCCAACATTATTGAAACCTCATTTGAAGAAATGCTCGATGACACGGAAGAAAAAACTCAGGATTACGGATGATGTCGAAGTCCGTTTCGGTAATTGGGTAGCACAGCTGCTATCCATCATTATGCCTTGGTCACTCTATTGGGTGGCCGGTCGTGCTTCTGCCAAGACTGTACAGGTTCTTGCGGAACGGGTTCAGGAAGTTGCAATGGATTGTCCCGGTGCTCCCTTCGCATGGGTGGCCGATACCTATTCGGATTTGCACAAGAATGTGATTCCTTCGCTCATCGATGGGCTTGCATTGTTGGGGTGGGAATATGGGACTCACTACGTTATCAATGAATCTCCACCCGAAGAATGGAAGCTCCGTATGTATAACATCTGTTCCGATTGGCGCAATACCATGGTCTTCTATACGGGATTCAATTTCACATTCATTTCTTTGGATCGTATGGCCATCGGTGCCGGACGTTCGTATGTCGGTGTATTCGGTGATGAAGTCAAGTACTTCCCGGAAGAAAAGTTCACTAACTTGTTGAAGGCCGTCCGTGGTTTCTATGTCAAGTACGGAGATTCAGTCTGGTACCGAAGCAGAACACTTACCACCGATATGCCGAATCCGAACCATTTGGGAGAATATGACTGGATTCTGAAGATGTCCAAGCAGAATGATAAGCAGAAAATCATGCTTGCCCTTCGTGCCGGATTGGTGTATAATGACACCAAGAAGACCTATGTTTCCCATCTTCAGGAATATGAAGTATTGAAGAAAGCTTTCCGTACAGACCGTTCCTTGGCATCTAAAGTGGAGAAAGCGGAAAAATCCATGCAGTTGGCCAAGCGTAACATGGAACGGTGGGAACAACGATGGATAAAGGCACGGCAGCGCGTCTCTCTATTCTTCATATCATCGACATACGTCAATGCGGATATCCTTGGTTTGGAATGGTTCCAGGATGAAATCACGGAAGGTTTGGAGGGCTTGAACTGCAACGTGCTTTCCATCATCCCTAAATTGGAATCCAGTGTGCTGTTTTATCCGAATCTTACCATCGGCCACTTCTATGCCGATGGCTATCTCAATGATGTCATCGACAAGCACCCATTGGCATGGCAGGAGGATTGTACTGTACTTAGGTACTTGGATAAAAGCAGCTATCTGGAGGCTGGCATGGACTCCGGTAACATGCTCTCCATGGTCATTGGGCAGCGTAAAGGTAGTACCTACTATGTGCTGAAAGAGTTCTATTCTTTACCACCACAGACAGCACGTGAGCTGGCGGATGCTTTCCTGGCATACTTCGCTCCGATGAAACGCAAGGTTCTGAAGCTGTACTATGACCGCTCCATGAACAACTACAAGCGTGTCAAGTCGGATATGGCCACGCAGATCAAGAATTGTATCGAGAAGTATGCCGATGGCTCTTCTACGGGTTGGAGTGTGCAGCTGATGTCATTGAACCAAGGAAACATCGGCAGTAACTTGGAGTACCGGTTCATGCAGGACTTGATGGCGGGCAATCTCCAGCGCCGCCTGTTCTCACTCAGGATAGACCAATACAATTGCCGTAATCTCAAGAGTGAGATGGAGGTAACGAAGACCAAGTCTGTAACCGACCGCAATGGTGCAACCATGGTGGTAAAGGAGAAGACGGGTGATAAGCTTCCTACGGCAAGACTGCCCAAAGAGTCCACTAACTTGACCGATGCTTTCAAGTATCTGATGATGCGCAAGGAGTGGTTGCGTGTATGGCAGTCTAAAGGTGTTGCTTATATAGGATAATGCTTCAAAGGATGCTATAGTGCCCTTCCAACGTGGTTGGAGGGGCTTTTTTATAGGTCAAACCTTGCTGGAGGTGGGATTTCGTCACATTTCCCCTTTGTTTTGTCTCTTGCAATCGCAAGTCGGGGGCGGTGCGGCTCGGGCATCGGTGCGATTCCGTTTCTCAATTTTGAGAAACGGGGGAGGTTTGTATCTTGGTTTTTAGGTACTTGGATTTTCAAGTACCTTTTTTTTTGCGTAAAGTCGCCCCATTTGAAGAAAAAGTTGTCCCAAATGACATCGGGCGCCGCGAAAAGTCCATGCGTATGCGTTTCTCTCCATACCCATGGACTTTTCGCGGGTAAGTGGTAGAAAGCGATGCTTTCTGTTGATTGTCTGAGTTGTCTTGAAGAGGTTGAAATTCTTCAGTACGCAGGCTTAACCTCAGAACTTCACCCACATCATCCAACATTTTATTTTGGTAGCGTTCCGCTGTATTGTTTAGGCTGTTTCCTTTTCTGATTGTCGCCATTCATTTCTGTCACCTATCACTGCGCAGTTCCGCTTTTTTGTGCTGCAAAGGTAAATGCCGCCTCTCACTGGCTCAAGTTCAAGCAACGTTTCCGTAAAAATCTCCAGCCCTTCGGGTAGTATTCAAGCCGATGGTTTCCGTGAAAAACTTGCTCTTGCTCTATCCAGCACCTTTGTCGGCAGCGTAAAAAAGGCGAAACATACCGCGTAGCGACAGGCGACGCAGAAAAAAAAAGCTCCAATCAGGGAAACAGCCGAATAAAGGCTCACACCCACCGAGCTCAAGGTTCATCATAAAATTATCAAGCCATGAATTACCGAATGAAAACTTTTACCTACAAACAAGCGATTGCCGAACTAACAAAAATTTTCGGTTCTTATGAAGTAACGGACAAGGTAGACACTACCAACAGACTAGAGGTGTATTTTACAACTTCGGACGGACAAAGTCTGTGCCTATTTGCTGATGAAAGCGAGTATTTCCAACGATTTTCCAATTATGAAATAATAGAAGCATGAAAAAGAGTAATGACCCCAAGAAGAAAGAAGAAGCGCTCAAAAGAAGAGCTGCTCTTAAAGACTTGTCTTCAAGTCTACAAAACTTGTCAAAACAAGGACTATTCCCCGAGTTCCCCACAGTTAACGGATTGTTGCGGTACTACTACGAAAGCCGAGGATATAAGGAATTAAAGACTTTCCGCCAATGGAAAGAGGAAGGCTTTACAGTGAAGAAAGGAGAAAAGGCCATTTTGCTTTGGGCGCAACCCGTAGCAAGTAGCCATAGTAAGGAAGCAGCGACCGAAGCCGGAAAGACCGAAGAAGAAGCAAAAGAGGACTATTTTCCCGTGTGCCATGTGTTCGCAGCTTGTCAAGTGCAACCGATGAAAAACAATTAACCCTATTTATAAACATTAAATTTTCAAGATTATGAAGACAAACGAAGCAAAGAAAGTGAGTAAGGTAATGGCAGAAATGGCTGCTCAGTCTGTAAACCCTGTAATGGTAGCAGTTGCGCCCATCGTGAACAATCCACAGGAAGAAGCCCCAAAGGCCGAAGAAGTAGCGGAAGCAGTTGAAGCGGTAAAGGTGGAAGAATCGCCAAAGGTGGATGAAGCACCCAAGGCAGAAGCCAAGGGAAAGAAGAAGCCGACCAAGAAGCAGACAGCCGAGGAACTGCAAGCCGAAATCGAACGCAAGACGGCAGAACTCCAAAGATGCTTGGCAGACCTGGAACGAAAGAAGAAGCTTTCCAACGACCGAAGCGCATTTATGTCTGCTTTGGACGATTTGGATGCAGCCGAGTCGAAGTTAGGAGAGGAGGACGGGTTCAATTCGCCCAACTATAAACTGAAATTTTCGGGTGGATATGGTAGCGGAGAAATTTTCGCCTTGTCGAATCGTTTTGTGCTGGTGGAGTTCATCGGTTTCAT